CCTGCTGGTGATGGTACTGGTGCTAGTGACAATGCTAACACACGTCAACTAACAGCTGCTGATTCAGGTACAACTTTTATTTGCAACATATCAACTAATACCGCTGCATTTAGACTACCTGCTCCTGTAGCTGGTTTAAACTACAAGTTTATTCTTGATGTTAACTCTGATGCTGAAGGTACTAAAGATTTAATTGTATCTACAAGCGGTAACTCTGTTAATATTATAGGTGTAGCTTTAGATGCTGGTGGTGTTCACGATGTTGTTCCAACTACTAGTGTTTTATCGTTAGATAGTTCAGATGGTGATGCTGCAGCTGGTGATAGATTTTCATTAGTTTGTGATGGAACAAACTATTACGTAGAAGATGCTAACGCTCTTACTACTGGAATATTTAACACAGCTGACAACGCTATATAATTTCAGTGAGATTAACAAGTCACGATTTACGTGATTTACAAATCCTTAAGTATTACAGGCTCGTTAGAAAATGGGCCTGTAAAACTTATGGGTTGACAGATGCTGATCTTGAGTTGCTAATTTACTTAGACTGTAAAGGAAGATTTACGCGTCAAGAATTTATTGACGGTACCTACACAATGAGTTGGGATAAAAACCGTTGGGAAAAATTAAGGAGGAATGGTTGGATAGAAACGTGGAGACACAGAAATAGAACAACCATCAAATACTCTGTATTCAAAACCTCCTTTAAGTGTTCGCACTTAATAAGTAGAATATATAGAATACTCTTAGGTGAAGAAGATATACCTACTTCAGTAAAGAGTGTATTTTTTAATAACAAATCATACACCGATAAGGTAATGAATAAGTCTATCGATGATATGATAAAAGATAATGAACGATGATAGGAAATGTAATTGGTAGTTTATTCAGTAAAGTAGTTAATAATGCAGAAGGAATACTTGATAAAGTTATTACAACGGACAAAGAAAGAGATGAAGCCAAGCTTGCACTCAAAAGCTTATTACTCGAAGCTGAAAAAGAAGCCTTCGCAAAAGAAGTCGAAGACAGAAAGAGCGCTAGAGATATGTACAAAGACGACGCGTTTATTCAAAAAGTACTTGCAACGTTATTTACTGCTGCGTACTTCGGACTAAGTTTTATGATGTTTAAAGTATTTGTAGTTAAAGAAATAAACTTAGGTGAGTTTGAAATTAGTTTCATCTCAACAATATTCGGTGCTATGAGTGCCAAGGTTAATACAGTTGTCGACTTCTTCTTTGGAGGCTCGTCAAAAAAAAATGAACAAGTAAATAAAAAATAAAATGGGAATAAACACACAAGGAGTTTCATATAACTTCGGACAATTAGGTAGTGCTTTTGTAACACAAGACGATAATACTGTAACAGCCCCAGAAGATATGGCTATTGTAGCTATAACTTTTCTTGGAGATTCTGTAGTTTCTACTTTAGTATCAAAAGATGCTACTAATTTTGTAAATACAGCTAGTGCAGCACATAGCACTGGTACTTATACTAGAACCGTAGACCAAGCTAATGGTACAACAAATAAGATTATATTTGACCAAGAAAACGCTGGAACTGGAAACAATGATGCTATAGAATTAGGAGATCAGGTTTTTGATGGAACTACTGGTGATTTACATGGCACTGTTTCAGTGCTAAATCCAGATAGTAATAATACTAAAGAAATACAAATAAGTGATAGTGTTGCTATTACTAATAATGAAACTTTAGCTTTTGTAAAAATAAATAAAATGGGTCATAGAGGAACTGGTGGCCAAGCTTTAACAGGTGTAACAATTGCTGGTGGAACAACTATCTATGGAAGGTGGGACAGCGTTAAGCTTGCTAATGATGATTCAAGTGCAATAGTTTATTTTGGTGAATAATGGCATTAGGTAACGCAAACACAACGGCACAAGCTAGAGGTAAAAACAAAGCTGTAAAAATTAGAAGACACAAAGAGATTAAGGCTGCTGATAGATACTTATCATTTACTGGATCTGAATTAAATGCATCGCGAACAGGTGCTTGTAGATTAAGAGATGTTAATATTACGTATCATCACAATGGTCGTAATCCTATACCAAGAGAAAATGAAATAGTTTATAGAGAAAAAAGAGCAAGAAGTCGTAATAGATTTGGACCTGGCTTTATACAGTTTCAAGATCGTGGCAGAGGTTTTGTAATACGAATAAATGAAGCTGGAGTGGTTTTAAGTGTACTTCCTTGTTAATATAATATAATATGGGATTTAAAAATAATACTATTGAGTACGGCTTTGGACAAATGGGTTCGATACTTATTTGTACTTATACTAACGATGTTACTGTTGGAGATGTAGCTGGTAGTATATTAGATAAAACAAACCTAACTAGCAATCCTGTTTTTGTAGCTATACAATTTGTTGAAGATTCAGTTTTTGATACAGTTGGTTTAATATCTGAAGATCCAAATATATATATTAACTCTAGTACTGGATCACCAGGTATAGATGCTAATGGAGGATCTAGCACAGATAATGTTACTTTTCCTAAAGGTTTAGTTATATATGGTAGATGGACTAGTATAAGATTAGATAGTGGTAAAGCTATAGCATACGTTGGTTACTAATGTTAGGACTATCAAGCAGTATAATGCACAGTGCATATATACAGCCTGTTGAAACTGGTTGGTTAAAAGTTGTTTATGGTAGCACTCAAAATAGTACCGCGTTTGAATTTGGCTCTACTTATTTTGATAATTTTCCTAGACAAACACCAGGTTTTGGAATAAATGATTTTTTTCCATCTGTACCACCTAGTGTTGTTGGATCTAGTGGTGATATAACTGAAATTGATTTTAGAATATATATTGACAACTATGATGGCAAGTGGGATCCACAAGGTGATAGTGATGATTTTAGCATTCATTTAGTTCCATTTGGACCATCAACGATAAATCCTAGTGATAATCATATTTTAATTTCAGTTAATCAAGAACAAAGTATATCAACGGTTTTGACCACAAATAGCGGTAACACTTCTAGAGACTTATACTTAATGAAATTTTATGACAATGATGATATGCCTCAAGCAGGCGCGACTTTTTACATAAAAGATATAGTATTAAGAGCTAATAGAAGAGTAGGAGCTAGTGATAATATTATTGCTACTTGGAACAGTGATTTTACAGGTGGCGTAGATGATAATCATGATAGTGCTATAAATGTTACACCATCTCTTCCAGGTGGTATGAGTATATCATTTTTTGACACAACTGGAACAATAACTAAAACAACAAACCAAAGTTTACCTTAAAAAATAATAATTAAATAAAATAAAATAAAATGGCAAAAAAAGATAAAGTTGTAGAACTTAAAACTAAAGCAGAAAAAATATCAGAAGAACATTTAAAAGAACTTCAAAAAATAATAAACAATATCAACATGTGTCAAATTAATGTTGGTAAATTAGAATCTCAAAAGCATAAACTAATACATGATTTAGTTCACCACGAAAAAAACGTTTTAACTTTTCAAGATACTTTAAAAAAAGAATACGGAACATATGATGTTAATATTAGTGATGGAAAGATAAATTGGCCTAAAGATGAAAAATAATATTATAAGAAAAATTACTATAGGCAAAGACTATAAAACAGATTCAATGCACTATGCTGTAGATCAAGAAGTTTATGGTGGACATAAGATTTGTGATATAATAGAAGAAGAAGATAAGTATTGTATTTATATTAGAAAAGAAAAGGTTGTTATACCTTGGAAAGATTTTAATAAAAACATGGCTATATCAGTTGAATATAATTTAGAATATTAAATGAATGCTTATAAAGATTTTATTGTGGCTCCTGTTGGCCAGCGTTATAATAATGTTAAGCGAGTGGATGGCAAAGAACTAATATTAAATACCGAAATATTTAATCACGAATATATCAATAGAAAAGCAAAAGTTGTAGCTACGCCAATGTTATTTGAATCACCAGTTAAAGTGGGTGACGAAGTAATAGTACATCACAATATATTTAGAAGATGGACAGATGTTAAAGGTATAGAGCGTAATAGTAGATCTTATTGGAAAGAAGACAAATATATAATATCACAAGATCAAATATATTTATACGATAACAAAGCTATGCCTGGCTACAGCTTTGTTCAGCCTATAAAATCAAATAACAAATTATCTGTAGATACAGAACAACCTTTAGTTGGTATAATAAAATATACAGATGGTGCTTTTAGTATTAACACGCTAGTTGGATTTACACCTAATAGTGAATACGAGTTTATTATAAACGGTAAAAGATTATATAGAGTTTTAAATAAATTTATTACAATTAAATATGAATATCAAGGAAACGAAAAAGAATATAATCCAAGCTGGGCACAAAGCAGTTGAAGAACTAATTAAAGTTGCTAGAGAAGAGATAGTTGATTCAGACGAAGATATATCAGCGGATAGATTAAAGAATGCGGCAGCTACAAAGAAGCTAGCTATATTTGATGCTTTTGAAATATTAAACCGCATACACGAAGAAGAGAATATGCTTGATGGTAAAGTTGAAGAAAAAAAAGAAACTACATTTAAAGGCTTTGCAGAAGGTAGATCAAAATGAAGTACGAACAAACGTTATATAAAATAGTAGAGCCAATAAAGCTTAACACTTTAAAAAGATTAAACAAATCTAGAAAGTGGGAGTATGGTTACAACAAAGAAAACGATATTGTTGTAATATCAAAGAATGGCGTAATAGGTGATGTTATAGAAATACAAGGTTTAAAAATAGCTTTACCAAAACAACCAAAAGAAATATACTCTTGTAGTAAAACAAAGTCAGAACAGAAGTGGAAGCGCTTTGCAGATAAACTTGAACTTAAAAAAATTAAAACAGTATTTGACTGGCAAGATTATTCTATTGATTTTAAAGAAGAACATTACGGTTATATAGACGAGGAGTTTAAAAGAAGAGAAGAGGGTTTTTGGTTTATGAATAAAGGTGAACCAACATATATAACAGGCACACATTATATGTATTTACAATGGAGTAAAATAGATGTAGGTGCACCTGACTATAGAGAAGCAAATAGATTATTCTATATATTTTGGGAGGCTTGTAAAGCTGATGGTAGATGTTATGGTATGTGCTATTTAAAAAACAGACGATCAGGCTTTTCGTTTATGAGCTCTGCTGAAACAGTTAATCTAGCAACACTTGCTAGTGATAGTAGGTTTGGTATATTATCTAAAACTGGTAGTGATGCAAAAAAAATGTTTACAGATAAAGTTGTACCAATAAGTTTAAACTACCCTTTCTTTTTTAAACCTATACAAGATGGTATGGACAGGCCAAAGTCAGAGTTAGCATATAGAGTACCAGCTAAAAAGTTTACACGTAAAAAAATACGTGAGCGAGAAGAAATGGATGACGTACAGGGACTTGATACAACTATAGACTGGAAGAATACAGGTGATAATAGTTATGATGGTGAGAAGTTAAACTTACTAGTTCATGATGAAAGCGGTAAGTGGGAAAGACCTGATAATATAAAAAATAACTGGAGAGTTACAAAAACTTGTTTACGATTA